AATCGACTACGCTTTTGTAGCACTCCTTTGCGAGCCGAGAGCGACTCGGGTAGCAGCGAATGGAGCATGTCCGCTAAACTCCACGCCTTTGACTGCGTGTAGTCCTCTTTCTGCTCGGGGGCCTCGTTTTCTGCCGCTTCCGAGGCGGATTCCTCTTCACCCTCGGTAGGCTCGAAGAACCCTAGGCCTGGCTGACCTCGAGGTCGGCGGCTAAGCCGCATCACTTCGACCATGACACCCTCTTTCATAGCCATCCTCCTAACTCGTAAGCAACATCCATTTGTAAAATTACTGTACGGGTATACCCACTACCCTTAGCAGCCACTGCTACTGTGGCACCCTGCCCTTGCGCTCCGAACACCTGGGTCTGAGCTACGTATTGTGGGCCCCACTTTGATTGGTCCCACCTTGATTGGTCCCAGGTGCCGACTAGGCTTGTAGCTACTGGAGTAGTGAGAGCCGCTACTGCTTCGCCCATATCCAAGTCATACTTGGCTTCAGCCACCGCGGAAGTCGGGCCACTCTGCGTGAGCAAGTGAAGCTTGATCTCTTGTACACACTTTTGGGAGGGTGTTTCGTAGCTGCTAAAAGCAGATAAGAAGCTCCATTCGATAGGCTGGTACGCGTTGGGATTGGCCAATAGTACGTTATCTAGCGTACCGTCATTCACGCAGACTCTACCGTCCGCGGTGCCGAAATACAGGGTGCCGTTCCACGCAGTAGCACAGGCCCCGATCGGCAGTTTCCGGTATCGGTGCCACCCTTTAGTAGTCAGACTCATCACTAGCTGTGTAGAGTCGGTGACACCTCCAGCATTAGGCACGAGCACCATCAGCACAGCATCCTTGGGGTGCAGGCACATGGCCCAGCCTCGCATATTCACCGTGCTGGCTTGCAGCTGGCTGAATAGGCGCGCTATCAGATTGGTCTGATACTGTCGGTCTACGTTAGTTAACATTAATTTGCTTAGCGGGGAGATTCCCAGCGAGCTCATCACTAGTAGGTCACCTCCGTAGTCAGCGCATAGCCTACGTCCTACGGGCACTGCCCCTACGTAACACGTACCGACGTTACCGAAAGTCGATGCGTTGCTGGGGTCTGTGCCTGCGTACACGGCTACGTCACCACCCCCGCTTATAGCAACTAGCTGATCGTCTAGAGCGGAGCCAGGGTCCAACGCCCAACTCCATAGCCCCCGCAAATCGCCGCCATTTCGAAAACGCACCCCGAAATCGAATATCGTAGCCGCACCGCCTACAGCATTTACCCCTAGATAGTAGGCCTCGCCAGAGTCTCTTTTTACGAGCCACACCCGGTTTTTCCAAACGTGCACGTACACCAATTCCGCGGGATCGACTCCAGTCACAGGGGCACCTGGCGGGCCCCCAAACGTCCAACTATTATCTGACTCTCTGTATACCCAGTACCCGTTCTGCTCGTCAGTATAGCACAGCCAGTGACCAGCACTATTTGCTACTACCGTGCTGGTGCCCCAACCGCTAGTATCACTCGTAGTCGGGAAAGCGAGCACTCGCGTAGGGGATGCCGTTTGACCGGTTACATCCCAGATGCCCGAATACGTGCAGGCGAAAAGCCTGTTCATGGAAGGCTTACTTCCAGTGAACGGAAGCAGCGACCGAACTGGACCGTCTAGGTCAGTACACCACTCGTACCAACCGCTTCGAGTTTGCAGGCCATGCTCACCATGAATGAGGTTGTAGCTGAATACGCTATTCACCATTGGCGTATTGGTGCCTACGTCAGTAGTGTTATCACCTCCAATTGGAGCTAGGATAGTGCGTAGCAGCCGCCTCTCTCGCTGGTATCGGCCAGGGCTAGGCGCGCGCATCAAGACCACCCCGTGAAAGGCACATTGTTCCAATCTACCCAATCTACGAACCGAATAGCGTTCTGGGGGCCAACTCCGTTGAGGGATAGGGTGGGCGCCCCCTTGTTGTTTCCGATAGCGTTCTGCAAGGCTTCTTGGTACCGCGCCTGCGCCATCAACGTATCTCTACCTTTCACCTCTAGATAGATTACGTTCAGTGCGTATTTGATAAGTAGTGGATCGAACAAGACTAAGTCTGTAGCCAGTGTTGGGGCACTTAGGTCGGGCGAGCTCGCTATAGCGCTCTTGACCCAGTACTTGCTAGCGTATTCAAAGGCCAACACCGTGCCGTTCGGGGGTACGATCGGGAACGTTAACGCGCTACCCTTCAACGCATAAGTGATGTAGATTGATACGTTGTCTAACTGTGCAACCATCTGCTGGCGACTTTGCGGTGTAACAGGGCCTATCAGGGGATACCTTCCGGACCTGTTCCAACCTGTGTTATCGAGCATGCCCCGATAATCCGTAGGCATCGCGTAAGCCTGCAAGCTGCCACTAGTAGTAAGGGTTGCCTCTCGTATCAGGTGTCTCCATGCAAAAGCATCGAGCACCTGCTGGCCAGCCTCTCCCAGCCTGGCCACAAGCTGTACGAAATTGGGGTCCACGCCATCGAAAGGGTCTGCCCTGGCAGCCAGGCCGCAGCGCACAGCTACCCAGTTTACGATATCACCAGCAGTTGCATAGATACTGTAGTCCAGTGCCAGCGCACTTGGAGTAATAGCCCCCAGTGCTGTTACAGGACTAATCACATCGTACAACTCGACAAGGCCTAGCTTTACTACGTACTCGATGGCAGTGTACGCACTTCCGGTCCAATCCCAGCTGAAGAAGTACAGACCGTCACCTGCCTCGGTTATAGTTGGGGGTGGCAGGGCTGCATGCGTATCAGCGCGTGCAAATGTGGTGAATGCAGGTGACCCACCAGCGTTCACCGTGCCGAAAAACATACCGTACACGTTCAGTGGATTGGGGGCGAGTACGTCCCAGACCTCGACCCCGTTACACGTGGCCACGTACTCAACGCCCGTAACCGTGCTAGTGCCCCAGTCCCAACTGAAACTGTACAGCCCCCCACCAATTTCAGTGATAGCAGGGGCTGTTATGGCTGCGTGCGTATCCGCGCGTGCAAAACGTGCAAAGACAGGTGTCTTGCCTGCATTGTCACTGCCGAAGAATAGCTCGTATACGGTAGCAGCCATTTACCTATCCGTTAACTACGTTTGCCCTTCGACTCACGTCGCAATTCGTCCAGTTGCGCACCCTGTGCAGCTAGTGCGCTTCGCATAGCATCCAAGCTCTCTCTCAGCTTAGCGTTCTCCTGCTGTACCTCGTGCACCGCCTTAGTCTGCGTGTGCCCTTTAAGCGCAGCTACATAGTTACGCGCAGTGTTGCGCAGCTGCGTGTACGGACCGATTGCGGACAGGTTTACATCTGTCACTTCGGCCAATTGCTCCACAGTGAGTACGCCCGCCTGTGTGAGGTTTTTTACCTGCGCCTTCGTTAGCGCTGGCCACTGGCCCAACGGCGTGCCATCTTGCACCAAAGTACCGTGCTTGTACGCTGCGTATTGCGGTGCGTACACTACCTTGTCCGATTCCCGTACGGGTCTTTCGACCACGTTCAAAGTGTCGCCAGGTATCCGAATTCGTATAAACTCACAGTCTACGTGTTTTGCTCCTATTGGCGCCACGAGGTAGCAATCAGGCAGTTCGGGGTGGTCCTTCAAAATCTGGGCTTGGCCCTGTAACACCAAATCGTGCTGCTGTACCAGTCGCTCCCAGTCAGAGTGCTCTAGTGAGCCTTTGGCAGGCTCGGGGTCTGGGAACGGGTTGCTTTCGCGCAGCATGCGCAGTCGCTCAATTTCGAGCTTCCGAAGCTCCATGGTGCGAGGGTTCTTCTTTTCGATCACGCCACCTTCGAACAACAGCATGTCCGTTATAGCTTCGGTGTAAAACTCAGCGTACACCCCAGAATTGCGATTCACAGGGGCCACTGTGTCTGTGTTCACCATCTTGTTCACGAGTGCTTCTACTGGCAGGCTCATATCTTTCCTCTGGGAAGTGGGGCCCACCCGTTCCCAGACAGGTGGGTCCCAGTATTGATACGCTCAACCACGTATCAACTACGCATTGTCGAAATCGGCCGTAGCTGGGTGACAGGCCATGTTGACCACTGCGGTGCTGGTGTCATCTGCGGTGACAGAGCGCATACCGATTATCTGGTCACCTGCCACTGCCGCATCATCTACGATGGCACCAGCAGCAGCGATATACAGAGGTGCGTTGGCAGCGATCGTACCGCAAGCCGCCACGCCCTTACCTAGAATCTGGTACCATCCGTACTCGTTGGCAACAGTGGCAGCCAAAGCCACCGCCAAAGCGCCTTTGTCACGAGCGGCTACGAGTGAAGTGGAGTAGTCATCCTTGACGAGCACCACGCTTCCACGCACAGTGGAAGCTACGCCCTTCAGGTAGACGAATTCGCCCTCCCCGTAATCGGTCGTGCCTCGATCTACGGCTTTGCACCGAGTCCCGAGAGGGTGCAGCTGCGTTGTGGAGTGATCCGCCAACGCGTTGTTGATTCCAACAGGGCTTGTCACAGCCCAGGTACCTGCAGTTTTAGCAGCCATTGGTAGCTCCTTTCCTGGCCTAGGCCTAGGTGTGAATCATTCGCCCGCAGTAACGTGGCCCACCGCTAGTGGCGTTGCCCGCCCAAACCATGATCTGGACTACGGCGTCCTGGTTCACCGCCCAGCGCTTGGCAGGATCGAGAGACACGAATTGACGGTCCTTGTGCGGACGCAGCTTGAAATGCTTGGTGTTGAGGAAGAACATCGTACCGTTGGTGTCAGAGAGGAATCCGCCGATACCGCCATCGAGCACCACATCCGCGCCCAGGAACGCTACAGATTTGAAGCCCAGGTCTGCCTTGTCTGTGCTTGTGAAACGCTGTATCGCCTGCAGTGAATTGACGAAAGCAGCGTAGTACGAAGTCGAGGCCAGAATGAGATCGGGGGACTCGGTACCACACTGCAACTTAGAGTACAGGCTGGTCATTCGAGCCTGTATCGTCGTAGCACTAGGGGCCCCCGAGTCAGACTGCAGAGCAGACCGCCAGAACGTGTTAGACACTCGATCGATGCCACCATATGTGCCCGTTGCGGGATTGATAGGCACCGCCAGGTCCAGGCCGGTAAGCTGTCGACCGCCGTAGCCCGTGCCGTCCGAGTAGATGCCCTCGGCGACAAAGTTTCTCATCGTGTCCTCAGCAACCTGAATGCGGCTTGCCATGAGGTCAATTATGGCCTCTTTGCCGCTATTTCGCAGCTGATCGAGGCCTGGAAGCACTACCGCCGTGGCCAACTGTTTCCACGGAAAGTGCGCCGCGGAAATGACATCTACAGCGCCAACGGACAAGGTATCCATTCCAGAATACCAAGCCGTGTTGCTGTTTTCGGCGAAAGACAGCGGCTCAAGAATTTCGGCACCGCCGTCAGCTATCTCTTTTACACCGCCACGCTGATCGATGTACACCAAAAGCGCGTTGTTTTTGATCACGTTGCTCGTGACCTGCTTCGCACGATAATCAATCGTGGTCGCTAGAATATCGGACAAATACGGAAAAGCCATATGCCCTCACTGTGAAAGGGTTAGTGTACTATTAGTGCGTGTCTATCGCGTCGATACGTGTTCACGTATTCGCGTGTACAGTGAGTCGGCTACCTAGAGCTCTCACGTGGCTTGCCTTGGATTGGCAGCAGTGAACTCTGTACGCAGATATCCGGTAAACGCAACGAGTCGGCCTGGAGGCTCTCGCTAAGCTCGGCTACTGTGTACTCGGAGTAACCAGCTACACCCTTAGCTACTTGAGCCCTAGCACGAGCATATATAGGAGTCAATACTTCAGCAACAAAGATGCCCGCTTTTTAGGGCGGGCATCTCTTTAACCGGGGACAGCCATTGAGTTGGCGGTAGTACTAGTCTACTACACTCCAGTCATCGGCCAAAATTGGTTGTGTCCGCAATCCGTACCCACGGAACACTCCAGTCATCGGTATTCGCATTTGTCACCTCGATCAGAATCACTACCGCCATTATGTGGTACCGCCTAGTTCAAAATTACTACCACTATTTTTTGCGCTGTGCCACCTCGTCCCAAACTTGTCGAAGTATGCCCTCCCTATCCTCGAATTTGTGTTCTTTCACAGGGGCGCCGCCCTGGGCCCCCGTAGTTCGCAGCGTAGCCCCGGCGGCCTTTCGCGCAGGATTCCGAGTCGCAGCTTGTGCAGCTTTGCGTTGGGCCACCACTTTTTCGACAGCGGGATTCATTTTGCACGCTAAGTCATAGGCTTGCTCGTACGTGATAGGCTTCTTTCTAGCCTCGTACGTATTGAGCACCGTAATCATGTCGTCCCAAACGTCCTCAAGGAATTCGGGTGACTTCTCTTCACAAAACTTCTCGAATTTGTCCTGCATGTTCTGCAGGGCTTCACTGTGCCTGTGCTCCTGCAGTTCTTTCTGCACAAGGGCTTTTACATCGGGTGCAGCTGCTTGTGGCTTAGCCGCGGCCTGTTGCACGGGCTGACCGTAGGCCCCACTAGCCATTACTGCGTTCACCGAAGCCGGATCGCTGAACTGCGCCAACAGGCCCGCAATTATTTGAGCCTTGCGCAGTGGGGAGCCCATGTGTAACTCTTGGTACGCGTTCATCACCGAGGCTATGCCCGAGAACGGATCTAAACCTTGCGGTCGAAAAATAGCATCGTAGGGCTTTACAAAGTTTGCCACCTCAGCGGCAAACTCCTGTTGCTGTCCCACGGTGCCACGGAGGGAGGCGTTTTCTTGCAGTGTCTTTCGAGTTTCCCTCTCTACCCGTGTCACTTCCTGCTTCACCTCTGGGGGGAGGCCAGCCCACTTCTCGCGAGCTCCAGGCGTCCATGATTGGGGGGCTCGATCGACTTTGTCCGTAGCAGTCAGCTTCCCCTGCGTCTCGGCCTTTGCCTTAGCGGGCTCGCTTTTGCGCCCAGTCTGTGCACTGGCCTCCTGTACCTCTTCAGGTACACTGTCGGAGGGTTCGCCGCTGGCGTCGTCTACTTGTGCTGCGCCCAGCTCGTCAGTCTGCGTATCATCAGGGATGCCGCTCGGTGCACCACTCGAGTCGTCAGACTGCTTATCGTCTTGCCCAGTGCGAGCGTCCAGTTGTGTACGCAGCGTATCTTCCAAACTCTTGTCCTCAGTTGCCATGTGTAAGTCTCCTAACTATTTGGCTATACGTCGCCGTCCACGTCTATTTGGCTATACGTCGCCGTCCACGTGTTCGATTCGTTTTGTCTTGCGCGCCTTGCGTTCAGCTGCTTCTCGATCGTATCTAGCTTGCCGCAAGTCGCTGACTCGCTGTAGCTCTGCTGCTACAGCCCTTTTGCGGTCCAAAGCGTCCGCCGAGCTCGGAGTAGCACGCGCCTGCTCAGCCTTCCTCCACGTCTCCTCGTAGTCGCTAGATACTGTGTACCCTTTCGCTTTCATGTACTCCTTGTGCTTGGCCCTAGAGCCTATGTCCGTGCCATCTAAGGCACACATATTCTCGTAGAATCGGCCCGCCAAAATAGGGGCGCTGACTGCATCGGTGCTAGGCGGTATGTACTCTTCGAGTGTAACGAATTTCTGCTCAGCTTCGCTCCAAATCCACTTGCCCCGCTGTGGCGATTTCCTAGGGCCAAAGATGCGATCGTAACCTTCCTCGTATTCGGCGGTGTTTGCCTGGCTAACCACCGCCTCACCTGCTGCTGTCCCTCTCATGGCTGCCTCCAATAGCGTATCATCGAGCCAGTACCCTTGGCACACGGGCCGTAGGTAGCCCAGCATATTTACGTTCTGCGCTAGTTATAAGCGTATTCAGCTCTCGTAGTTCACTTCGATCGTGCGATGTAGCAAGGCCAGTGGCGATCTTCAACGTAAGTTTACGGTGCGACGCATATAGATTTGCTATATGCCTACGCGCTACTTTGCGCCCTAGCCTATCCCTGCGTTCTAGCTCGGACTCATCCAACAACATATCGGCCTCACGTAGGAGCGACAACGATAGGGGGCAGACCCCTAGTTATGGATTTTACCGCCTGTTCATCCCTACGGCTAAGTGCATCGTATTTAGCGTCAGTGGCCCGTGTGACCACCTCTTTCTGTGTCTCAGCAGCTATCTCAGCCAGCCTTCCCTGAGTTTCAGCGGCTGTGACGGCTATGTCACTCCGTGTCTTCGCTGCCTGTTCAACAGCCTTGGCATCGGGAGTAGGAGCCTGAGCTATCGGGGGCGCAGAAGCTAACCTCTCAACCTGTTGCGTAAACGTATCGAACGCTCCCTCAATCTCAGTCGCAGCAGGCAGCGCAGCTACGTACCACTTAGCCGCGTCTAGCACGAACCGTAAAGCTGAAGACAGCGCAGCAGGGCCCTGCTGAGAGGCTAGCGATAGTAGCGGCATCATCGAAGAGAAATACGACCCAATGCCTGTCAGTACCTCAATTCGCTGAGCCTTCAGCCAGGCTAGACTCTGAGTAGACAGCTGCTCAGGGCGCACCAGTACCCGCATACTCAGCTGCCCGCTTTTCAGCAGCTCTACCGCGCGTACGGCTCGCTGATACCCTTCTGGCGTCTGGCATTCCTGCGTAAGCAGTATGTTGCTCTGGCTTAACATAGAGTCAACGCTGAAATTTTTCGCTATCATCTCCAGACGTATTTGCTGCAAGTCTGCAATGAACCGCGCTATCTCTAGCTGTATACAGCGCAGTCTCACCGAAGCAAATTCGGCCTTAATGGCAGTCGTAGTCGCAGTCTCTGCCAACACCTGTTGCCCGCGTAAAATATCAGATAGGCCAGTTATCTGGTACACGCTGTTTATCAAGTCGTTCCGCTGTTGCACCAACACAACGAGTGCTTGCACTTGCGGCTCAATAGGTAGCAGGTCGACCGAGCCCTTGAGCCCCCCTCGCTCCATGAACGAGGCCCAGTTATCCACGGGTATAAGCCTGTTCTCGTTAACTTCGCTTAGCAGGTCTTCGAGCTTCCCCTGGCTCCTATCGTATGTGCCGGTCACGCGTATCGATGCTACGATCGCAGTTATACGGGAGGTCAATGCATCAATCTGCCTATACTGGTCCTTCGCGTACTGATAGTCAGGGATAGGGGTTAACGACACTGTTGGCGCATTGGCCATCAACGGCGCAGGGAACGGGAAGAATCCACTTAGCCCCAGCGGGTCCTCCCCAGTTGGATTGTCCAGATGCGAAAGCGTAGCCGTAGCGCTGTCTACGTACCAATGCACCATACGGTGCTCTTTATCCCAGATTTCCCAGACCTCGGTGCGCTTGTTAGACTCTGGGTCTAAGCCCAGCACGCCCAGTGTGTTATCACCGAAGGCTTCCACTATCTGCTTCGAGCTCATGCAGGTTTTAAAAGCGAACCAGCGCACTTCGCCCCAAGTTTTCGAAGGGCTCCACAGCTGGTCTCTCCAGTGCGAATAGACCACCTCTATACGCTCATTCGTAGCTACTTCAGTTTCGGGAACAGGTGGTGCCACCTCTCGAGCTACCGCCCCCGTACCACCGCACAAAGCGCAGGGAACAGGACTCGCCTCCGACTCAGGCACAGGGGTGTATTGCTGCGATAGGCTGTCGCAGGTACACGGCTCTTGCGCTGTGATAGCCTCTACCGCAGGTACCGTGTTGTAGTCTGCCTCATATACCGCGCGAGCTAGCCCAAAGCCAGCCACGAGCCGGTCTAACGTGAGCTGGTTCAACGCTGAGTTGAATGCACCCCGCTCGTCTTCCAGGCCCCTGTTCAACAGTCTTTTAGCTATTAGCGAAGCAAGCCTAGCGTCATCATCGTCTGGGTCGTCAAACTGCCGCTTCACTTCGCAGGAGGGGGCCGAACTGAACAGAATCGCATGCTGTAGCTGCACCCCCGAAGCGAATAGGTTTAGTTGCGTTTCGGCATCCTCTAGACCTCTGCTAAGAGTGTACACTTTATCAACACTCTCAGCAGCGCTTTTCCAGCTATCGACACCCCTCCAATTAGTCTTGGAGTCAGGCTCACGTGCGGATTTGAATTCGTTTTTCCAGTAGCTTGCCCACTGAGCGGGTGATTTAGCTTCCACAGTTTGCTCCTTCAGACGTGGCTACCAGCTTGCGCAGTATAGCGAGTATACTATCTGTGATAGCGGCCGGAGACACTGTAGCATCCACTATCACGTAGTCTGGCCCGCTGTACTCCCACAGCTTTCGGTAGCCATTAATTAGCAAATTAACCTTGTCTACGTCGCCTTCGTACAACTCTGCGGTGTCGCGCTCTTTCCGCGCCAGCACGGTCTCAGCGTTAACGTCTAGCAGGATGCTTAGCCTGGGCTTTGGGAGGCCTTCGTGCAGCCTCCTCACGAATACCCTTGGTACGTGGTCCAACATGCACCCGTACACCTCTGCCGATTGAGTGTACCGGTCACAGAAGGCTAAAGGGTACGCCGCGGCTCTATACAGGCCTTCGCTTTCGCGCATATTGGCCGCCATCAGCGACTGCAAAGTAACAGCTGACAGTACGTCTGGGCTGCCGAGGGAACTGTCGGAACAGCTAAGTTTAGCTACTTTACGTAGCAACCCGTCTATAACTTTCCCCGATGCGGTAGATCTATCTGGGAAAGCTATGCCTAGCGCCATTGGTGCAAAGTACTTAGTCAGCCTTCGCACCTGGGTGCTTTTGCCGCAGCCGTCGACACCTTCTATCACTACCAGCATACTGTATCCTTTGTATAGGTAGAGCCATCGCACGCTATCAGTACGTCCTTAGTGAAACACGCTACCAACACGTGATTCTCGAGTGCACTTAGTACTTCTAGTAAAGACCCGCATCGGCCTGTCGTGTGAGGAGGCTCCAAGAACAACTGCTCTATGTGCTTTAACGACTCCGAATGCGAGCCACCTTTGACCCCACACTTGACAACGCTACCTGCTAGCGCTGTGCACTTAGCCGCAAATTCAGGCGAGGCCTCGGCTCGATCAACACTACCCAACATATCGCGTTCTATTGAAGCACGGGTGACACGAGTAGCTGTTGAATAGTACCGTAACGCTGGGTCGTTAGCAGTGAGTAAGACGTATCTCATGCACCTGAATAGCGCGTTTACTGTAGATACGTAACGGCGCGCTATCACGGAGTCTCTCTCCTTCCATTCGCATCCTCGATGCGTATACCCGGTTCGTCGAAATCCCAGTCTTGGCGCTGTCTGCGTATAACCGGGATAACGTCTTCACGTCCAGTCTCTATGGCTCTCCGTATGCACTCTTCTTCAGTAGTAGGAAACACTACAAACTCTATCGATGCTTCTCTAAATCTACTCTTCCATTCGTCTCGACGTTTTTTAGTGACGTTTGTCGCGTCCACGACCACGGTCTCATTGCCCGCCAAAAACAGAGCCCTGACCATCATATAGGCCATAGCCCAGACCAATGGCTCCGACTCTTCTCGGTATGCTTGGCCGTGCACAGCTAGCCTAATAGAGTCGGGGTTTACAATCGGAAAACCAGTACCTTTCGCCCAGGTAGATTTGCCACTCCGTGGAAGACCAACAGTCAGTATCAGTTTCACGGCTACGCCCCCTATTTAGTTTCCTCTTTCTTCGTGCTAGTAACCATCAACGCTTTGAGCATCTCCACAGTGTTAGCTACCGCCTTCTGCAACACCTCGGACGGTAGCTCGATCGAGTACACGCTTCCAGATCTCGCCATGCCAGCTGTTACACAGTCAGCAATCATCTCCAACACATCAAGTAGGTTTACGTCTGGCGGAACCACCCTCTTTAAATGATGCCTGGCCGTAGTGTAGTGGCTCTCCAGCCAAGCCTTATCTACGAACCCGCCCGAAAACCCTGCGTAAAACTCGTCCGCATGCTCGATTTTATCGCTATCATGCATAAACGCGGCAAGGCGTAGCTTTGCGACAAACACCTCAACAGCTTTCCGAACATCGTTAATGTGCGCTAGCGAACTGCGCAACACTTGGGCGGACTTTACCTGCGCAAAATCGCAAGTACGACTATCCGCTGTCGGGGTCGATTCCAAATTTACCCGCAAATCAGCGCTAGCCAGGTAGCTGGCACACGCATCTTTCAAGTCACAAAGCTGTCTGCGCAGCCACTCTACACTAAGCATTGCAATAGAATTAGTACTTTCTGCCAGAGCCTCACGCAGGGCAGCCTCATTTCTCGATATACAAGACAGCGCTACCGTATATTCTTCTAAGTTACGTATAGTGTAGCTACCGTATATCTGTGACAGCTCAGGAAGCCCAACCGACGCTCGAGACTCTACGCACTCTACCGGTTCTCTAGGCATCTCGTCACAAGGCATGCTCCCTCCAAAGTCTAACGTTTATCCACCCTACACTGGGTAGAGGCCCTAATCAAATCGTCCAAAGTAATACCTGTTACCGTGCGTATCGCAGAAGCCGATGGCTTACTGCGCTCAACCATCTGGGTAGCCTGGCGAACTGTTAGGGCCAGCCCTCTGAATGCGTCTGCAGCGTGCGAACTCCAATCGTGTACGGGGCTATTCGAGTACGTTTTTCGTGCCCCATCCCACTCGTAGCTGTACGCCTTCAACGCCGTTACCCCTTCCGCGCAGCGAACACCGAAATACACGTCGCGCTGAAGCAGCCACCGAACTGCCTCCATACCGTCTTTCACCGAAGTTTCAGGGTATATTCCCAGAGTGGATAGGCCCCAACGCTGCTCAAGCTGCTCGAGCACCGAAGTGCCCGTTAAGTGCATGGCCCTAGCGTCATGGGGCAGCCAGTGCCTTACCACATTCACTTTTAGCTCACCCGCCACCTGAGCCATTTTATCAATGTAATGGCTCAGAGGTCGGCCCCTGTTTTCGTAGTACGCCAGTACCTGTACTGAGCTGTCTTTTCCAAAAGTGTAAATCCAAAATCCTGTAGCATCTCCCCTAGCACCAGACCCACCTAGGTCCCAAACGGAGAAAGCCAACTGTAACGAAGGCGCTAGAACTAGGTCAGTACGCCCCTTTGCCTCCAATGCACAAATTAGCTCACCGTAAACGGCCCCTACGTTCGCTACCTCCCAATCGGTCTCGTATTCCTGCCTAGCGATAGCGGGATCCATGCCCCCCTCTATCTCCTCCTCAATCATCTCTTTGGCGCCGATCATGGTCGAGGGGTCCTTCACGCTGCGATACATCAACCCGAGATCGTGGACCGTTCGCTTGTCACAAAACCACCCCTTAGCTTCTTGCGCCAGGCTGAATATCTTGTGAAAGTGATTTCTTCCTCTAGGAGTTGATAGAAAGGCCGCCCAACCATCATTCCCTCGCAGCATCGGTGACACAAACTGCCACACGCTTGGTTTAGCAAGCGCGTACTCAGTGAAAACCACCCCCACAGGGCCGGCCCCAACAACATCGACATGATCGGAGCCCAGCAGGCGCCACACAGCGCCGTTTTTCAACTCTACAACCATCTCTGCGTTCAGCGACCACTCACGTGGGTGGCTCCTAATAGCCGCGGGGAAAACCGCTTCCATAACGCGCTGGCCGTTCGAAGCAAACTCTGTCCAGATCGCTTTTCTGCCCTGCCGTTCGGTGGGGAACACGTGCCAGTATGCCGCAGGCCTTCGCAGCATCAGCATACACGTTGCGTGCATGGCCGTTGCATCTTTGCCGGCACGACGAGGCCAGCACACTACGGCTCTCTTACCCCTACCATCCGTACGACTAGTTAAGTAGCGCATCAAAGGAAGCTGATACGCTCTAGGCGTAAAATTGGGTATTTCTACCGTACTCAACTACGATTCCTAGAGGCTTCCATGGCCTGCGCTTTTAGCGAGGGGAAACGCTTAGCAGTCTCTGAGTACACTTTGCGCTTCTCTGCAGGCGTGCCATGCGCCATGACCCTAGCCCTCGCATTTCCAGCATGCGCTATATCTGGAATAGGGTATTTCTTGCTGGAGGGGAACACGAATTCTGAAGGGGGTAGCCTCTTTCGTTCTCGATATGTAAGAGTCGCCATCTATTTCACTCCGGGAAAATTATCGCTGCCCCCAACTAAGTACGCACGCCCTGACCCGCCGCAAAAATACATATAGCCATCTACCGAAAGTAGTTGCGCGTTCCCTATTGCACATACCCTCTCAGCTTTGTATTGTCTCGCTGCTACGCGAGCCTCGCGGATATCAAGCACAATTCGCACAGACACCATGGCCAGTACAAGCGTTATGCACAGAATCCAAGGGAGGGTTGGATCAGTTCTCCAGCTCACACGTACCCCAAGTAGCTAAAGGCTACCATCGTAAAAACTGCTGTTGACGAAAACACTATCAACCCTAAGGCCAACGCCAGCATCGTGGCTCGGCACCATGTAGGTACGCTATGGCTCGTAAGGAATAGCTCTATGAAGTGTGAGTCAGTTATCTGACTTTGCATTACCGGCCTCCGACTCAGCCCCAAAATCCTTGATTACCACGGTCACAGGCTTGGTGGTTTCAGAGTCCGTTTTTCGAAGGGTGTACTCAGCTCGAAGGCGCAGCATGGCCACCTGAGCGATCGCGTTCCGGCCAGGATTGCGGGATATTCGCTGTATCTCGCGTAAATCTTCGGGGGTGAAACGCAAGCCATCCACAATGTTGGCGTCGCTCAACGGCGCTTCCGGCACAGCAGCCCCCTGGACCATCTCCAGGATTTTCTCAGCCTGAACGGCACCTCGGGGCCTGCGTTTGCGAGGCCTTTTCGAAAAACGAGACGCACCCTTAGTGGTGTCCACTTTGGGTCTAATTCCGCCTGCCCCACTCAAATCCTTGGCAGGCGGCAGATACGGCAGTTTCCGGCTCACTTTCGGATTTTGACTTTCTTCCCGCCCTTACCTTTGCCCTTGCCCTTACATGCCATCTCTCTCGCCCTCGCGCGCATATGCCAAGTGTGCTCTGGAAACCGAAACTTACAAGGACAGCACCCACGTGTCAAATGCCACCCGGACCCCGCACCCCGATAATACACCGTGGGAAGCCGCATAGCGCGCAAAGTGACCACCCAGCAAGAGCCACGCAACAGGGAGCCCCTCTACAGCCAGGCCTCACGCCGAAGCGCTTACAAGCCCCCAGTGGCGCCAGGCGCAGTATAGCCTGTGAAATATGTGGCCATATATGACGATATGTTGCCATATATGACCATACATTTGTACGCAGAAGTACGCAGACCTACGACAAAACGGCCTAAAAAGAACGGTATTTTGGTAGTTAAAAGTGTGCTCTACTACCACAGAGGAAGCTCGTAAAAGGCCCCTGGGGAAGCGTGAAACTCGAAAATGCCTTTAACGTACCGGTACTTACGTGCTATTTACCATACGTGTTCTGGGCACGTACTTTGAGTTATCCCGTAGCCGGGAATCAGTAGTACTTACGCAAGTTTAGGTTGCAAGCTATTTCATCTCGAAGCGATCCTTATTTATATATTTATTTATTATTTTCAATTACTTATAATAATAAATAATAAATAAAGCAGGATAAACGGGATGGTTTGATATTGCTGTAATAGCAAAATGTGTACATAGGGGTATGAGCCACCCTGCTTGTACGCAACGCCAATAGAGCGATTAGGGGCGACATCCTGCGCATCCCGGTAACAGCCAAAAAGTGCAGTAGTTACGATGGTTTAGGTGCAACGAGATCGCTTTGGGATGAGCGGGATGCTAGGCTAAGTTACCGCATTTGCTGCGGAAACTATCCTGATTGGGTTAACTGTGCGTTGTAGGCGCCTGTTGATGCCTAATATACCAATATTATTGATGTAATTCAAGTCAGGTGGGGGTGCCCCCCCGCGGTGGCTACGAGATCAGTTCCAGGAAGGTACACTTTTTACGGGTGAGCACTGCCATAGGGCAACGTAAATACACGTGAAAACCCCAGCCCGAGATTATGAGTACTGGGTGAAGCAGCACTTCACGACTTCGAATGGTGCCGTTCATGTCTGGCTCCACACTGTCATTTAGCGAGTAGACCATAATTGACTGGACTAACGCATTGATTTCGTTGGGTTACAGGGCTCGTGCGCCTACGACCAACGGTTCGCCATCGGATCCGCGCGCTGCGATTAGCCATCCGCCTACCGCAACCTTGCGCCCGTGACCGTTAAAAATCCTGTAAGTTCCGTCGCTGGTATCGCCAAGGCCATCTACGTACGCCATCGATACGCCGTCCTCGTATCTATTATCGCGGAAGTTCCTAGAGCGTCCGCCTTCGGGCACCTCTCCATAGCGCCACCCTGTTACCCAACGTGGCATATCGGCCCCTCTCATGCCCGCATTAAGGAACGCCAGTGCTGCGTGCGACAGCGCCAACATGTCATCGCAGCTCATACCCGCGTCCTCAAACCATTGACACGATGCCATTGTGTTCAGGGTTTTAAACCCTGCTGCTCGAGCGGCTTGCCCTAATGCGTACATCTCCTGCCATTTTTCGGGAGTCGGGGGAGTTGTTGTAGCGCTCATGACAGCTAGATACTGCAGTAGCTGTGCCAGAGTACGCCTAAGCTAACTTAGCTGTTTCGCTGGGAAATGCACGTTCTGGCGCGGGTAATGCTCGCCCCAGGGTAGACAACGCATACCCCGTCTAGGCCTAGACTGTGTATAAAGGCCTAGACGGGTCTGCGATAGGGTTATCGCAGGTGGGGTTTGCTGTGGCGCGCGTGTACGGCCAGAAAGCCCCTGACCCAATCGCTATCCGTGGTTGTTGGGTTGAGCCCAAAGTCCGATGCCTCGAAGCACCCTGTGGCCAACTGTTCGGCCATGATGCCTCGAAGTGTTACACTACGCGCTAAGTAGTAAAGCCTACCCTTCTCTTCCTGAGTTAGCCGGATGGCCATGTTATTGCTCCATAGTAGCGAGCCATTCGGCGTCGTTAACCATGGCATACTTTACCGTGATTAGCGGGTTCTTTTCTAGGATTGGGCGTAGATCGTACGCCCTTACGTGCATGGAATGCACTGTCACTGTACGTGGTTTCGCAGTGCTAAGTGCGAGCACCTCTGCCAGGGGTTCAGTGGTTCCTTGAGCGAGCTGAAAATCTAGGGAAACTACATCTATGCCCTGTTCCTGGAGTGCCGTGACGGCTTCCTCCACGGTGTAGGCATGCACAGCTTTAACAGCTTTGTTGTGAAGTATCAGACCGGCCAGAAAGTGTAATTCAGCGTTGTCGTCTACAATCAGCACTGTTTTCATAGTTTCCTCGTAGTTACTGTGCTAATAGGTGAGCCAGGTATCCCCCTAAAGCACAAGCCGCCCAACTCGCAATTATGAGTATGAGGGCATATGCCAGCAGAAGGGTTTTCTCACGCATAGTACGCCCCCGCGAACCCTCTCGCAGGATCGCCGTACGCGTTGACGAGCCCCTGTGCGGGCGCCCATACGGTCATGAACGCATGGACTGCTTCCAGTGTAGTGGCCCCTCCTAGCACCACTTTTCGTCGCCCGTCCGGCCCGAACCCCGGGTCTCCCGGGGCATGGTGATCTATCCGCGCGTAGCCGCCAAAATTTGCCCCACCGTACAACGGGCGACATTCGATACACACGACATCGAACCCGTGTACTTCGTCGTTACTCGGCGAATCGAATTTGTACATGTTACCCGGATGTACCCGGGCGCCACCGCAATACGCGTAGACGGATGACTGGCCGTGCTTCTTGAGTAACTGCTCTATTGCGACCATCTCGTAGTCCGGCGCCCCTAAAATAAATAATTTCTGCATTTTTCACTCCTCAGCTCGAACGCACCGAAAGTGATGCGTTCGATCCGAAGCGGGATCCGGAGATCCCGATAGTGCTAGTTGTCGTTTACAGCTTTGCGGAGTACGTCTGCAAGCACTTCCCCTAGGTCCCCGGCTAACAGCGCGAGATTAGACGTCACTGTGCTACGAACCATGTCGTCTACTCCTTTCGACTCCAGTAGTTCACGTATTGACCGCGTTCGAAACTCGACCGCGGGCTTGATGGCTTGCGTCCACTCGCACCGAAGCGTTTCAAGCATTCGCCCAACTGCCACCTTCATCGCCGTCTCTTTTTCCGTCGCTATGCGCTCGATCGCGTCCTCGACTTCTTTCCGCTCGTCTTTGGCGTCCCGCGAAATCGTGCAAAGTCGCTCTGCCAGTTCAGATATCTTCATATCTACTCCCGGTTAGCACGTCGATCCATTCGACATGCTAATTCGGCGCCCGAAGACGCTCGGGCTGACTACTACTGCTTGCGCGCTGGTGTACCCCATGTGGATCCGCCGCCGGGGTAAAACACTCCGTTGCGCAACGGAAGTGAATCTAGACACTGATACACGCGGGCGTAGTCACGGACATCTGCTAACTCCACTACGAGATCAGCGCCGGCATCACCATCCGAATCGGTTCCGATCCGCGCAAAATTGAGGCCGAAATTGCGCATGATCCGCCGTACGACTCCGTGTCGCGCTGGCATTGGATCGAGTACGCGAATCGCCACGCTGCCAATACCCACTATCGGACAGCTAGTGAGTGCATCTGAAAGCGCTCCATGTGCTCCTTTCAACTCTTTCGCGTGCACCTCCTCGCCCCAATCGATCCATTTTCTGGGGACGGTTAAGCTCACGGCATACTGATCAATTCCAGTCGTGTGAGCCACGATGGTCCCTGCACGGGCGGCCGAGTGCCAAATACACAAATCGTACATCTGCCCCGCCAGCGCGACGAGGCGTAGCGTCGAAGGCCGAAACACCCCGTCGTCTCCGGGGACGACTCCCGGATATCCAAGAATTTCTATACACCGAACGCCGGTTGGGGCTTGCTGATGACGTTCCCCGATCACGAAAACCGTGGACCCTTCCGGCGCATCCACGTAGTTCAAAAGTGTCTCCCCCACATCTGCAAGAGTCTCACGTACGAATTCCGCCTCTTGCTCCCCCACACCCTGTCCTATAGCCCAGAAACGCATAATATACTCCCGGTTAAACCGTCGATCAATTTCGGCGGCTTAATTCGGCGCGCGATCGAAGTGCCGAGGATCGCGCGTCAACACGGTGTAGCTCAGCGTTTATTTTCATATACTCCCGGTTAAACCGTGTGTCTTCCCCCTCACGAAATACCTGTGTTGCCCAGGCCGGGCTTTGATCGCTTTTACAATGTCACTCCAGCGTGATTCATCCCCTACAAACACCTCGAAGTCCTCGTACCTTCCGGACGATTTCACACCGAGCGTCACTCGGTGCTCCACGGCGAATTTGAAAACGAAGCCGCTCTCCACGCCCTCGATCAGGATGAACGGCGCCATCCTTGCCTCTGCAGGTACTGCTTGTATTTGGCTCGCGATCTTTGCGCTGGCGGCTATGTACGCCTGCGCATACTCCGCGTGTAAGAACGCGTCCCACCGATTGGGAAAGTAGAAGTATCCCAAGGTGCAATCGCACACCATCGCCGTGTAGTGGGCCACGAACCCCTCCCCGGGGGGGAATCCGCGCCCGATGTCGCGTAGCTTGTATGCGACGTCACCTAGTAGCGTGTGGAACACGTGCAAGTCACCACACGAGTCCACTGCGACTGTCGGCCCTTTCACGTGCGATATTCTCACTTCCGGCACTGGAATCACAGCACCGACGACGACTAACTCGTCGTTTTTCCGAAGTTTGAATACGTCTTTCGCCAGCACTACGTCTTCGCCGCGGTCCGCGAGACCGGATAGAATGAGATCGGTTTCGGCTGCTGATACTTCATTTATCGTCCACACTCTCTGCATACGTTACTCCTTGTTAAGCGCACCAGACGTGATGCACTTAATCGGAGCCGCGATCCGAAGATCGCGCTGTCTTACGCTCCGCTCTACACTTCTGTACGTTTCCGCGCCGATTCGCACAAAATGCAGGTTTGCCACGCTGCTCTACGCATGCCCATCTCGTTCGCTGTTGGCGCTGCACTCCACACGTGTTTGCACCTATAGTCTACGATTACGTATTCCCACTGCCATACAGGCTTACTGTTCTTAAGCGCCATATATTACTCCCGGTTCACTCCCGGATCTGCTTCGGGAGTCAATTCGGGAGCCCGATCGGCTCGGGCAGCGCGTTACCCAAAGTCCCCAGCCCATTTAAAAATTCGAAGATTCCAATCACTGTCGTGATAGCCATCGTGTATCTGGTATACGGCGTCGTCTATCGAGCCCACCGACCCCCATCGAAATTCTGCGCCACCGCCCAGGCCGAGCGCCCGTGCTACTATCTCATACTCCTCGTCCTTCCACGGCCTGAGATAAAGCCCATATCGCCGCCCATCTTCACCAGTTATCGCTGCAAAGTACTTAGTTTGCCTTGCCATATCGTGCCGCCTTTCGATAGCTAGTGATTGCAGTCGGTGTGCCATACCCCAAACCTTACAACCATGCGTATTCACTAGTGCCGGGTTGCGTGTATACACGGGTAATGGTTACCCAGGGTAAGCATTAGCTACCCACCAAAGGCACACTACCGGTAAGCATTGTTGACACGCCAGCGTAAGGAATGCTACAAGGCGCGAGATGTCACGGGAGAGACGAATATGCTGCGTATGTAAGCGTATCCTGCGCTTGAGTGGTAGGGCTGGAAGGCCTTATACGCAGCACCCTGCATGCCGAAAAAGGAGACAAGGTGGCAAAACTAGGGCTGGTAATAGAGATACCGTACGAAGAGCTGTCCGACGAGCTAGTAGCAAAGCTGCAAAAGGTGTTAGCAGGGTCCAAAAAGGGACATACAAAGCCGAAGGCAGGGATCGAAGCGCAGACCGTTAGTGAAGAGTGCGAGGACGGACACCCAGACGCAGAGTCATCGGGGATGCTTGAGACAGAAGAGCCCATAGTGGAAGAGTGCCTAGAAGCCGAGACCGAAAAGATCGACTTGCAGTCACTCAGAAACAAGGCCGCAAAAGCCATCGAGAGCACCAACACCGCTACGGTGTTGAAGACGATTGCGAAGTACAGTGGAGGCAAGCAGCGATTGGCTGATATCCCCGTAGCTCAGTACGCTTCTGTAGCCGCGGCCTTGGACGCGTTGCTGGTACCCGCTGATGACGCTGCAATTGACACTGACATCCCTTGTGCTAAGCCGGCCTCGCGTACGGAGCTCAACGCGTTGGTGGCAAAGATTGCAAAAAAGAAGGGCGGCAAGGAACTAATTGTGAAAGTGCTGGCTGAGAACGGAATCACAGGGAAATCGGTACCGGACGAAAAAATCGCTGCGGTACTTCGAGACCTGGCTGCCACAAATGGCTAAAACACATAGCAAAATGCCACCCAGCTCAGCGAAGCGGTGGTTACAATGCCCTGCTTCGCTGCGCCTACGCGAAAACGACAAAGGAAATGTTTTCGCTGACCGAGGCACTAAGCTGCACACGCAGTTAGAAGCATCTCTAGCCACTCTGCACGAAGAGGATGCTGAGCTAGTGCAGCGCATGACCGATTGGGTTCGTGGGTACCAGGATGTCACCAACGGTGTTCTACGAACTGAAGTGCACGTAGAGATCGGTTCTGCATTCGGCTTGCCCGAGGGAGCGCTAGCCGGCACTGCCGATATCGTGATCGAGTCGCCTCGAGAGCTATGCGTAGCCGACGCCAAGTTTGGCTACGTAGCGGTGCCTGCTAAAGATAACTATCAGCTGATACTGTATGCTATAGGGCTGATGCAAGTATCTAAATTTAACTTCGAGCGTATACGGCTAGTGATCTTGCAGGACCGAGACGAATTGGTGCACGAGCACGTGTACACCCGTGAAAAGCTGCTAGGCATTCGCGACGAGCTACTGCCGAAGGTACAGAGTGCTTACCTCGCTGCTTGCACTAATAAAAGTGTAACGTGTGTAACAGGCGAAGAGTGCCGGTACTGCGCATCGTACAAGTGCCCTGCCGCTGTGCAGGCGCTGCGAAGTGTAGCGGTATTAGAGGATACCAGGCCATCCCCAGAGGTGCTCGGTAACCTGCTCAAGGAAGCACTTATAGCACAGTCGGTGATAAAGTCCCTGTTCGCGCAGGCGCGTGACTTGCTTGACACAGGTACACCGATACCCGGCTGGAAACTAGTAACAGGTCGAGGCTCAAACAGAGCCTGGCGAGAAGAGACAGAAGCCAAGAACGCCTTGCTAGCCCTGGGTATCGATCCTACGTGTACCAGCGTAGTGGCACCAGCACAGGCAGAGGCTAAACTGCGCAAGAAGGGGGTAGAGGACGCCAAGGGGCAGATCGCTAAGCTCTGCGCGGAACGTACTTTTAGCAAAAGTGTAGTGCCGGACTCGGACGCGCGCGAGTCAGCTCTTGGAGAATTCGAAGAGTACATGGTCAAGTGAGGGTAGTATACAGGTATACGGGTATATGGGCATACAGGTGTACCGGTAGTATTAACTAAAGGAGCACGAAATGGCAAAAGAGAAGGTTATACTGAACGTAGGACCGGCAACTGGGATTTACGTGTCCAATCTGTTCGTCCCAATGGCTGCGCAGCAGGACGAGAACGCGCAGCCTAAATACTCGGTGGTTTTGCTTGCGGAGAAGAACGGGAACGCTTTGCCAAAGGTGTTCGCAGACCTGGCCAAAGCTGTGGACATGGTGGGAATAAAGCAGTTTGGTAACAAGTGGAAAGACCCGCGTTTCGTAGCGAAATTCAAGCGACCGATCCGTGACGGAGACACGGAAAAGCCCGACAAAGACTTATTTGCGGGCAAGGCCTTCGTGACACTGCGAACTGCGTACGCGCCAAAGGTGATAACGCGTACGCGAAAGCAGGTGACAGTTGCAGACGTGGCAGACCGAGGGGAAGGCGGGGAAGACCCCAGTACCCGGATTTTCAGCGGGTGTAAGCTGATATGTAGCGTAGCTGTCGACAGCTTCGACAAGCAGAGCTCACAGGGAGTAACTCTGTATCTGCGTTCGGTGCTGCTCTGGGACAACACTGGAGATGTGATCGACTTAGGCGGTCCAGACCCCGAAAAGGACTTTGAAAAGCATCTTACAGACAGTGATTCCTCGGGTACGGACGACGATTTGCCATTTTGATTCCTTGAGCTCTGCCGTTTGAAAAACCCCCTTGGACTAGGTAGACAGGAGAACGCCAGTGATACTGGACGAAATGTACAGGCTTAACGCAGTGAAAGAGCATAAAAACAAAAAGGGGCAGAAGCTAGAAGCGTACTTTGACGGCAGTACCATAACCGTGTCTAACGGGGGGACACTGTTAGTAGTTGTGCCTGTGCACAGTGCCGCAGAGGAGCCCAGAGGTATGGTTAGTATGAGGGGCATCGAGAGCGGGAAGATAGCTCCAGTAGCACCTGTGGCTCAACCTCCTGATTTCTACTCTTTTCGCCCCGACTTGCCGTTACCCAGGGAGAGCGCAAGCCTAGCGCTAGACCTAAACCTGTTGATACAGGCTGCAAAAGCGCTAGGTACCACGGAGATCGAACTAACCATACCTAGTAAAAATGCGGCTGGTGGGGTGGCAGCATTAGTGGTAAAGCCCTACGACAGGGGGAACAAGGCAGTAGCGTACCTGGCTCCCTATAGAGTCTCGCCTAAGTAGCCGGTTCAGGGGTAGCTGTAGCGCTGTGCTACAGCTACCACTAGCTGTTAACTGGTATTGGAGTCCGCAGTGAACTCTTATCTGTACCTCGATTTTGAAACACGATCCAAAGACGATATTCGAAAATGCGGTGCGCATCGATACGCTGAGGGTCCGACTACTGAGATACTGTGTGTAGCGTACGCCATCAATGCAGGACCGCTACAGTTATCAATACCTGGTAACGAGGGAGAAGTACCTTTCGAAAGACACGTGCACAACAGTAAGTACAAGCTTGTAGCCCATAACGCAGAGTTTGAAAGGTGTATTCTGCGAAGCAAGCTAGGAATCGAAACAGATGTAAATAGGTGGGTAGATACCATGGCTCTGGCAGCAGCTCGGGGCTTACCACAGGAGCTTGGGCAGCTGGGCCAGTTTTTGGGCCTAGATACACAGGCAAAAGCCGTGGGTAAGCTTGCAATAGATGCACTGTGCAAACCGCGCCGAGATGGCTCTTTCTTCAAGTATGCGGATAGGCCAGCCACATTTGATCAACTATACGCTAGGTGTGCACAAGACGTAGAGTTGTTGAGGGGGGTTCACGCGGCTTTGTCGGGCCTATCTCCTAGAGAGCAGGAGATATACGCTATGACTATGCGTATGAATGGACGGGGGTTTAGAGTAGACCTCCCTGGTGTACGTATGGCGAGCGCACTTGTGGAGGATTACGAAGAGCCGTTGACTAAGCGTTTTATGGAGTTGACGGGCTGCCTGCCAAAGTCTTACGTAAAAGTAGCTAAAGTACTTGGCATACCGAGCGTGGATAGAGCAACTGTGCGTAAGCAACTTAAACGTACAGACCTATCTCCGAGAGACCGTGAAGCGCTGGCCTTGCTAGATACACTTAAAGTGTCTAGCACTGCGAAACTGGAAGCTATGCAAGACCGCGTATGCGCTGATGGTCGAATACACGGTGGGTTCCGGTACTGTGGAGCCTCGCGTACTGGACGTTGGACAGGCTCTGGTGTGCAGCCACAGAACCTCCCTCGCTCATTTAACGAAGAGGATATGGCTACGGCTTTTCGAGCTCTTGACCGTGGTGCGCTCGAAATGCTGTTTGATGGAACGCCTCAGCCAGCACCCGAGCCGCCTTTAACAGTGCTTTCTGCGCTATCAAAGATGGTGCGCGGGATGATTGTGGGGCCTCTTACGGTGGGTGACCTAGCCCAAATAGAGGCCCGCATACTGTGCTGGCTTGCAGGCCAGAATGACTTGTTAGACGTGTTTCGCAACAAAGGCGACCCCTATTGTCTGATGGCCTCGAAAATCTACGGCAGGGAGATAACTAAAAAAGATAAGATCGAGCGTACAGTCGGAAAAGAGGCCGTGTTGGGCGCGGGGTACGGGCTAGGTGCCAACAAGCTGCTAAAACAGCTCACCGAAAAGTACGGGCTGGACGTACCTGAAAGCCTGGCGAAGAAAGTTATCACGGTGTACCGGCAGTCAAATAGATACGTGGTTAATTTCTGGCTTAGGTTAGAGAAAAGCTTCGCCTACGCCATCAGGTCTAGAGCCGAGGTGGCTGTCACCGAAAAGCTAAAGGTAGGGCACACGTTGCTATACAGGAATCCGTGCCTTTGGGTCGAGTTGCCATCTAAGCGTAAGCTGTACTATCTACAGCCTCGATTGACTGACGGTAGGATAAGCTACCAGGGGCAAGAACAGGGGCGTTGGGGCTGGATCAGTACCTACGGGGGCAAAATCGCTGAGAACATTGTGCAGGCTGTGGCCAGGGACGTACTCGCGCACGCTATGCTGATAACGGACAGGGCCGGTTTACCAATAGTGATGACCGTGCATGACGAGATTGTGGTTGAGGGGAACTGCAAAGACCAGTTGCACAGTGCCATGACCGCAGTGCCCACGTGGGCACAGGGGCTTCCTATCGAAGCCGAAGTTTTCGAAGCGTATAGGTACCGAAAATGATCTGTTCACGACTTATCCATAGTTGGTTCGGGCCAGCTTGTGTAACCATCTTAGGAATGGAAAAAACAGAATCTAGATATCAAATAGAAAAGAAAGTGAGGGAAATAATTGCCGAGGTTGTGGAGGAAAACCCGGAAGAAATAGGGTTATCAACACCTGTATCTCTTTACGATGATGAAGATGATGGTCCAAGTTATTGGTACAGCTGGTGGTGTTTGAGTTTAGAACAGTGGCTTGAATTGTTTGCGAAATTGCAAGAAGGTTTTGATTTTGATTTGAATTTAGAGAACAGTAAAGATCAAATATAATTTGATTTTGTTGCAGATATTGTTGAACACGTGGTTTGGAGGGGTGTGTTATCGAATAAAACAATTCGTCCTGGGGTGTAGAACTATCAACAAATTGCGAACCTCTTGTGTCTTAAAGTGGTATGTTTTGAGGAATGGTGGGCGATAACTAATGGTATATGTGCATAACGTTCCACGTATCGACCTAATTGGGCCGGACACGTGCCGGATATGGTTCCAGATTGAGGGTTGCGATGGCGTTAGTAGGTGCGGCGTAGGAAGCTGCGGCATCGACCCCCACGAGGCCAACCCAGACTCTTGGTATAGTTGGGTGCAGGATGCTATAGAGATATTCATCGAGACAGCCACCGAACCAGAAGATTGGGATATGTGGGGGCTACGTCAAGGTATCGCGCTATACCAGCCTTTCCTAGTTGAGCTGAGACCACCTGTGTACTCCAGATGCGGGGAGTACGGAATGGACGTAGATGTCGACTTCGATTTCGACATAATCGCTGCCTTACGGTGGCCTAACACTCGCACTGTAGACACCTTGGATAGGCTATGTGGCTTGCCGTTTCTGAGCAACGGGATTTGGAGAACGGCTCTACTATAGGTACGCTATGCCAAAGCCTCTGAGAAAAGAAGCCAGCTTAGAGACGGCACTAGGAACCTATGTTAATAGCGAGCTAGGACCGCACAGCTACTTAAAAGCCGGGGACCAGGGCTGGCCTGACCGACTAATTCTGCTTCCTGGAGGTAAGCACTTTTGGGTCGAATTCAAGACACCCAAGGGGCGGTTACGGCCCGCCCAGGTGGCACTGTTCAAAGTGTTGACTACCCGTGGTGATAGGGTGTTCGTGGTCAAGTCCACTGAGGAATTGGACGCTGTGATAGGAGCGATAAAGATAGCTAAATTGCAACATGACCTAATGACTAAGTGAAAGGACTACGAACGTATGGACAGTATAAGTAAAGAAGAGGTTCACAACTGGAAACTATCTTCTGGAATATGGGCTAGGCTTTCGTTGACAGGCCCGCTAGACCGACAGGCCTACGCCACGCTAGTTGAATACGTGAAATTGATTGGGACAGATCTAGACCCGAGCCCACCAAAGGACGTTAAACTAACTAGGCAGGGCTAAACAGCCATGCGCGCTAGGTCGGACCTATACGCGTATCAACGCACAGTGATAGAGCGAATGGTGGGCACTCATCAGCTAGCGGTGTTTCTAGATCCTGGCCTAGGCAAAACTGCTTCTACTCTAACAGCGCTACACGACTTGAAGGTTCCGTCTACACTTATAGTAGCCCCTGCTAAAGTCGTAGAAATGGAAGTATGGCAGAGAGAAGCATTGAACTGGGGGCATCTATCGAAGTACAAAGTAATAGGCGTGCTAGGCACCCCTTCCCAACGGCTTCACGCGTTAGCCACCCCAGCGCGTGCTTACGTGATAAGTTACGCAAATCTGCGGTGGCTAACCGAGCACAGCACGCTAGATTTCGATGCGGTAGTTTTCGATGAGCTGTCACGTTTAAAGCACCCTGGGTCCCTGCAATTTAAAACCATGCGGTATCGGCTAGGTCACGTGCCTAGACGATACGGATTGACTGGAAGTCCTATAGGGAACCATTTGCGCGACCTGTGGGGCGAGCTTTACGCGGTAGCACTCGACAAACCGCTGGGCACTTCCAAAGTACAGTTTGACTATCAGTACTTCTACACGGTTCCACTGGGGAAGACTGGGGCTTGCGTATACAAGCCTAGGCCCGAAGCCGAAACTGAGATTTTCAAACGCATCCGACCTTGGGTGTACACCCTGGACACCGAGGACGTACCCAAATGGTTTATACGTATTAACCGTATTAAGGTGCCCTTACCGCCGAGCACCAAAGCACTGGTAGACAAGCTGCGCAAAGAGCTCGAGATAGAGCTAGCTAGCGGAAAGCACATACTAGCCTTGGCGAGCTCGGCGCTGGCACTGAAAATACAGCAGCTAAACAGCGGGGCACTGTACACAGATAGCGAAGGCAGTTGGGAAGAGGTACACACCGCGAAAACGGACGCATTAGAAGCGCTCGTAGAAGAGCTGGACGGCGAACCACTCATAGTGTACTACTGGTTCAAAAACGAAGCCGAGCGGCTACGGAAAAGGTTCCCCAAAGCTCGGACGCTGCAATCTGCTAAGGATTACGCAGATTGGAACGATCGCCGTATACCAATTTTGCTTGCGCAACCTGCCAGCACAGGCCTTGGGCTGAATCTGCAACACGGTGGGCACCACCTGGCGTGGTACACACTGCCTTGGAGCTACGAAATTTTCAAGCAAGCAAATGCAAGGCTTACGCGCCCTGGGCAACGTAGCCCCTACGTTGTCATACATATGCTTACGGGGGAACTGGACGGGAGGGTAGAGGACGCGCTACGTAATAAGGCATCAACGGAGCAGCGGTTAATGGCAGGATATAGTTACCTGGAGTGATATGCTATACTGTGACCCCGCTCAAATTTCAGCCAACGTACCCGCGATACTCTTGTATAACAAGCGTTGGATACTGTGGGGGGACGGCAAAGGTCCCGATGCGAAGGGCAAAATCAACAAACAGCCCTGGAAAAGCACCACCGCCGAAGAGTGGGATAGCACGCCTAAGCTGCTCAAAATGCTCGGTTTTACTCGTGCCAGTGGCGTAGGGTACGTATTTACGGGTAGCACCGATAGAGTAGTAGGTATAGACGCCGACGGTGTAATAGATGATGGCGGAGTACCCACTGAGCTAGGTAGAGCCCTGTTGAGCGCTTTTCCAAATACGTACTGTGAGTATTCACCCCGTAGGAAGGGGCTACACTTTCTAGCGCTGGGTGACGTCGAGAAGAACCTGTTGAAGAAAGTGGCCGACCACTGCCAAGTCGAAGTGTACACTGGAAGTGGAGCTGCACACTACCTAACGATAACGGGCTGGTGTCTGCCAGGGCGCGAGCGCGCTTTGTACGATTTCGGCGGAAGCGTAGAGAGCACGATCGCGGAAGCGATCAACAGTGCCACTGAAACAAGCACCGAGTTTTGGGCCCCGTTCTACACGGACAAAGAGTGGAAAGCCGTGCCCGAGAAAATTCGCGGATTGCTGGTAGGTACCCGTACTAGGGGCGAACGTAGCGAATTGATAGCATCCTGCATTGCTCGCGAGTTACGGCACCGCCGAAGCCCAGATGACTTAATCCGCCTACTCCTAACAGCGCCTGGTACACTCTCCTATCTGCAGAAGCACAAGGACCCAGAAGCTTTCGCGCGGCAAGAAGTGGAACGGGTGCAGGAATTCGTAGGCAGAAAGCAGGAAGAAAGCGACTCAGCGCTAGAAGCACTTAACGAAGAGTACGCAGTGGTAGACGACTGCGGGGCAGTGCACGTAGTGGCAAATCGCGAGGACTTCGCATTGAAGCGTACTAGATTGGTGCGATACTCGATGCAGGGCTTCCGGGACCTGCTCAGACACAAAAGCGTAGTGGTGGGCGAGGAAAAGCCCAAACTCGTGCCGCTCGCGGAAGCCTGGCTTAGTTGGCCACAGCGCAAACAGTACAAGGGCATAGTGCTAGACCCTGATTGCACCGACCCCGGTTACTACAATCTATGGAGAGGGTGGGCCGTAGAGCCGGCCCCTGGTGACTGGGAGCTACTGAAAAATCACGTAGCACAGGTGATATGCAACAATGACTCTAGGTTAATGGACTACCTACTCAAGTGGATGGCGTTGCTAGTCCAGCAACCTGGAGTGCTACCTGGGGTTGCATTAGTGTTACGAGGCGCTGAGGGGGTTGGCAAAAGCTTCTTTGGCCAGATGCTACTACGCCTGGCCGGTAGCCATGGACTACAAGTATCAAACGCAAAACATGTCACAGGGCACTTTAATTCGCATCTACAGAATACGGTGGTGTTGTTGATAGACGATGCTTCGATCGCTCTCGATGCTACTAGCGAGGGGGTGCTGAAGGCGTTGATCACCGACCCAGTATGTGTAATCGAGGCCAAGGGTAGAGACTCCTATCAACACCAGAACCTACTACACATAGTGATAACATCTAACCTAGACCGCGTAGTACCAGCTGGGCTAGAAGCACGTAGGTACTGCGTGTTGCAAGTCTCTAACACGCATCGAAATGACTTCGAGTATTTTGAACAGCTGCAACAGGCGCTTGACACTCCCGAGTGCTTAAGTGCTATGCTCTACGAATTGATGCACGTGGAGACTTCGCTTTCTGCAGTGCGCACGGTGCCAAACACCAAGGCGCTGACAGAGCAGAAGCTTCAATCGCTAGACAGCCTACACGGATGGTACGTTAATTTACTGTCCAGTGGGTGCAACAGTGTCTGGGAAGAATCGGGTTGGCTGGGGTCTGTGCCCACCGCCGAGGTGTATAACTCTTACCTGCAACACATGCAAAAGCACGAACGAGCTCGCGCTCCTGTTAACCAGATAGTATTCGGTAGGCGAATGAGACCCCTAATAGAGCGTGTAACTACGAGAGAGAAAAAGCACTGTTATGTTTTCGGTACCCTAGCAGAAGCTAGAACGCGTTTTTGTGAAGTCACTAAACTACCTGTATCGGTGTTCGATTAATGCCTACCGAAGCCACGGCCTTTATCGAAGATTTCCTGCGCAGTGATAGCACTCTGGCGCTGCTGGAAGGCCCTGCAGGCACAGGTAAAACCACCGCAGTAGTGGACTTCCTGAAAACCCGAGGGGTGGCTACGGCTCTCGCAGCGCCTACCCACAAAGCACTCAGAGTTCTATGTGCTAAACTAGCGTGTGCAGGCGTACCAGTATCTTACGATTTTTCGGGCACATCGGGAGTGCAAGCTAGCACCACGGCCAAACTGTTGGGCATAGCTCCGATTATCGGAGATACTCAGGACACCGAAGTACGCTTCGCCTCGGTGGGCAGTAGCGCCCTGTTGCTCGCGATGCATGCTAGACTACTGGTGATAGACGAAGCTTCTATGCTGGGGTGGCCCGAGCTGGAGAGAGTGTGGGAAAAGTTACAGCATCGGGCCAAGATACTGCTAGTAGGAGACCGAGCGCAGTTGCCCCCAGTGAAAAAGAAAGCGATACCCTTTGGAGACATCAAAGCTAGGCTACACTTAAGCACTCCCTGGCGACAGGCTGCCGGAAGCGGGATCTTGCAGTTAGCCAACTACGTAGCCGAAGAGGGGAAGCTCCCGACTCGCAGGAACGGCGAAGGTGTAACTTACGTAAATGAGCTGTTGGGGGCATTCTCGTTGCTAGAATCACCAGCACAAGAGGAGCATCAACGCGCTGTGTATATAGCGTATCGAAATTGTACGGTAGACTATGCTCAGGAACGTATTTGCAGGGAACTGCTGGGCCACAGCGCTAAGGTAGTACGCGACGGAGAGTACGTACTATCAGAAGCTAATGTTTACGAGGGAAAACGACTGCTTTGTGCTAACCAGGAAGAATTCCGGGTGGTGCGTGTACGTGAAGACAGAAGCAGCGCCACCCTGCTATCTGTAGACATGCAGCGTGTTAACGGAGAGTCGGTGTCAATAGGCTACTTACCCGGGGAGATAGGTGCAGATCACCCGTACGCAGTGGAATTAGGGTCTAGGCTAGAACGTGCGCAAAAGCTGGAACAGCGAAAGCGCGCGGGTGAACGAGTGGACGAGGAACGAAGGGCCGCCTGGAGAGAGTACTTCTTTTGGCGTGACCAGACTTGCGTTAGACTTAGGCACCCGTTCGCGCTTACCGCGCACAAAGCGCAGGGCTCTACTTACCACACGGTATATGCGGACGTTGGGGACTTAGCGCGAGGGGGAAAGGCAGCTTTGTATGTGGCAGTTAGCAGGCCGAGCCATAGGCTGATTTTGCAGAAAGGGAGTGTATGAGCCGTAAATCACAGGCATGGAGGGCACTGAAAAAGTTGGGTGCCTGCCCCGAAGCGGTAGAATGGATGCGCAGCAATAGAACTCTTAGTGACGACGAGCTGTGGCGCTGCTGTACGTATGCACCTTGGCTATTGTGGGCGGCTTCTTTCGGGCTACGTAGCCCTGATAGTAGACACCGAGAGTTAGTGGCCGAAACTATCCGTGCTTGTGCGCTACCTACTTTACGCAGTTTGGCCGTGCCTTATGCAGATATTGCGAAAGGCCTCTACATGCTGGAGCACATGCAAGACCGGGACGCAGCGCTAGCTGTCCTGGGTATTGTCGACGACAGGACAATGCACTCTAGCGCATTGCGCTGTATTCGCGCCCCTGTGCTAGCTCGACAGGTCGCGGAGGACAGGTGTAGCTGGAGCACTAATGCACCGAGCACCCCAGTAAGCGTAGCTTTCGCAGCGTGCGGAACTGCAGCCACTAACAGGCTATGCTGCGACATAATTAAGGCTAATATCACAGCTAAACAGGTATCTGACTGGGCGTCCGGTGAAAGGAGGATACGCCGATAGAGACTGTATTAGAAGACGAAAGACGGAAGCATACTTGACTAGGAGGCAACCATGACTCAAATACGTACGATAGCTGAGGTCGCTGAGTTAGCACTGCTGGTATGGAGGGAAGCACGCGGCGAGACCTACGATGCGAAAGTAGCTGTGGCATACGTAGTCGTGGAGAGAGCTAAAATCGGGGGCTGGTGGGGCAACAGCATACTAGAAGTTATGGCCAAGCCTTACCAGTTCTCATCGATGACAGACCCGAAAGATCGCCAGTTAGTGAAGTGGCCTCTCTGGACGCCTGACTACGAAATTTGCGTAGCTATAGCCCGAGACGTGTTGTCAGGCGTAGCTGTAAATCCGATGCACGGCGCGGACCACTATCACGATACCTCGATCGCACCGCCGGAATTTACGCATGGCGCCAGGTATTTGGGAAAATTGGGCAGGCTGATGTTTTACCGTGTCACGAAGGGATAACCAATGGTGCTTGTACTCCAGCTTACTCGCGCGGCAGTTAACGTGAATGCCGCCTCAGGCAAAAACTGGCATTTTGTGAATGATATATCCTTTGTGGCCTTGTGCGGAGTTAGGCCCAGTGGGGCTACGCCAAAAAGAAGAGGCTCAGGCTGGTCGAAGTACGAGGGGCGCAGGGCTACGTGCAAGGCCTGTGTCGTAGCCTACCGACGAAAGAACGGATTGATGGTGGCCAGCGAGGAGTGACACACAGTGCTATTACTCAGACTGACTAAAAAGTCGAATACATCGAAAAGCGTAGACGGGCACTGGCACTTCGTGACTAGCGGGTACTTGGTAGCTTTGTGTGGAGCTGAACCAGATAAACGCAGCTCACAATGGTCTTCGTACGAGGGACGCAGGGTAACCTGCCCTAAGTGCGCATTGAGAGGAACGATCTATGCAACCTATGCACGATGAATGGCGCAAGCGTATGTCAGCTATATGCTGGCCTTTGGCCGCATTTCTATCCGCTGCAGCCATGGTGGCGTTTTTCTATACCGCCGTACACGCAAGCCAGACTCCTGAAGAGCTCCCTGTGCTTTTCCCGCCCCTGCAGTGTAACGCAGCTACACGAGGGGCGGTAGGTGTCATGAGATACTTTGGCGGCGAGGCCAAGTACTTGTGCATGAAGGTAAACGGAGAGTACAGTTGGCAACGCGTACCATGAGGAGTGTACAATGGATATCAGCAAAATATCGCAATGGCGTACAGTGGTCATAGCGGTAGTAGGACTGATAGTACTGGCAGTACTGGCAGTACTATCGCTACGCGCAAGCCCTAGCGAGGCTGAGCATATCTACAATACCCTGACAGGAGGGGTCGAAGTACTGGTGCTGATAGGTGCGGGTAAATCCGCGGTGCAGCACTTAGCAACAGGTAAAGGAGCGAAGGGGGCTATAGCACAGCTCAAGGATGGCAGCAATGGCAGTGCATAGCCTAGAATGGTACTGCACGGCCTTAACGAGTAGCTGCACTAGCCAGGGTAGGTACAACGAATGCCTGTCTCTGGCTAATCCCGGATGCGAGCACCGCGCAATGGAAGTGAAAGCCGACATCCTCGAGTATTGGCAAGGTAGCGAAGGGGATTCTGTTATATGCGATCCAGAAAATGTAGAGGTAGCCCAGAGCCTAGTACGCGCGCAAATCTGGACTAGAATAGGAGCCTATCTCACTGTCGAAGACGCGTGCTCGGCACGCGACAGCAGTGAACTCCTCTGCCATAAAACTGCTGAATGGCTAGCCCAAAACAATTTCTACCTAGCGCGAAAACGCGTAACCGACCAAAAAGCTACTTGTCTAGCTCTGTATAACTATAAGTGCACCAACGGTCCTAAAATCTACTGCACAGGATGTGGAAACCCAACGTGCCTAGAACATGTATCCGTCTATTGGATACATCTGAGGGGTTCGGGACCGTCATTTCTATGTGAAATGTGCGTACTTGAGAGACTAGAGAAAGGTACTGCTGTAGAAACGGGGCTATGCCGTATCCCCCTGAAAGGTTTTTATCCTTTTAACGTGGCTACCCCTAGTAGAAACGGAGAGTTGAGAACGTTCGAGTTGTGGCTAGGCAGCAAGTGATGACGCTATAGACGCGTTGAACCGATTAAGCAGAAACCGACAGAACGGAGATACAGAGTGAAAACTAGTACAAAGCCGCAGGTAGAGATGCACCTATGCCCTTTCGATAGCTTCCGCCAAGGGAGTAGCTATTACTATGATCTTCGCCCTATGAGCAACGTGGGTACATGCAGCCAAAGGTGTAAAAAAGTGCTTGTTGACCAGAACGTGACACCTGGGCGGTACCGCTTGGCTCCTGCTGCGGACAATAGCTATTTCACGCTATCCCGAGTGCATCGAAGCGAAGACAGCGCTGACATAATACATATTGTTAATGTTATGCGGCAATTGCCGCTATAGCGCCAGCGCAAAGGTGGCAGTGATGCGTAGCCCGAAAACGACAGAACAGTTCGAAGCACGACAACAGTGGGAAGGTAGCGTTGAAGAGGTGCGCTCGAACGAAATAGTTGTGACACTGATAGACTTAACCAACCCTAACAATGCAAACGAGCGCGCTGTTATAAGCATGGACAAGGTGCCTAAGACTGACCGAAATCTTGTAGTACCTGGCGCTGTTTTCTATTGGAACATAGGCTATCAGCGAACAGCCTCTGGGCAAAGAATTCCTAAATCCTCTATCAGCTTTAGGTGTTCGGAAAGATGAAAATGACTATACTCAAAAATCACAAGCTACTAGCAGGCGTACTAGTATTGACGCTAGGCCTGGCTTTCGCAGCAGGCCGGTATAGCAGGCCTGCGAAAGTAGTAGAACGTGTAACTAGCGCAGGCTGGGTAGATGCACACGCGGTATATTCGCAACGTGTCACCGAGACAGTGGTCACGCGAATAATCACTGTGAAAGAGCGCAAAACGCCGAAGGGTGGCAGCTCCAAAACGGTACAGGTGGTCGAAAAAGAAGCTCGGGCCAACGTCGAAAAACAGCAGGAGCAAACGAACACTACCGCCCAGGTATGGCAGCAAGAGAAAGAGGTCTCCTACGCAGCACCGCGATACGGCGTACAGGCCACATGGTGCGGTGTTCGCTGCTTAGGTGCAGAGGGACAGCTGCGAGTCTTAGGTCCAATTTGGCTGGGCGCTGGAGTTAACTATAAGAGTGGTAGCATCGAACCAAGAGCATCAATACGTATAGAGTTTTAGGGGTCTGTATGCGAAAAGCTGAGAAGGTCAAAGAGTATTGGCTTGTGGAAATACGGGACGAAAGGCTACTGTTCCGGTCACAGAAAGATATGCTCACAGAGGTGATAGCCAGGATAAAAGGCACGATAGGGGCCTGGGATGATGAACCCTCAGCAGTCACTATCAGAAAATACATCAGAGCAAAAAAGTACAAAGAGGCCCTGGACATCTATAACAACTACGTAGAAGGCTGCGATAGTTTATACTTTGTGTATATGAAAATTGCTTTAAGGTCTCCGCGTAAAAAGCAGCCTACTCAAAGGTCAAGGTGAGATCATGTCAATACTGTACAAATTCACCAACGGTGATATGCAAACGTATCTAGGATTTAAGTACACCCTTGGGGAGAAACGCACCGCCCCTGGAGGGGGTAGGCTATGCACATCTGCATGGCTGCACGCGTACAGAGACCCTATACTCGGGGTATTGATGCTACCGATACACGCAGGATACGATTCACCACGACTGTTCCGCGCCGAGGGGGAGGTGGGGGTAGAAGACGGAACGAAAGTAGGCTGCTCTTCGCTAACGCTCCTCGAGGAAATAGTTATACCGATTGTAACTACCGAGCAGCGCGTACGCTTTGCGATTATGTGCGCGCTGAAGGCATGCGAACTAGAAGAGTGCACGCCTGAGGCCTATCCCGATTTGATGTCGTGGGCCCGCCAGTGGCTAGCTGGAAATGAGTGTACACACGAGGCCGCGGCTATCGCATTTCAGGCAGCAGTGACAGCGCACCGTGCGGCTGCCGAAGCTGAACAGGCCCTGGTAACTACGGCCTCTGCCAAGGGGGCCGATATAGCGCATGCTGTGCACAGAGAAACCGCAGCCAGGGCGATGCGCTCAGCTACTAGGGCCGCCGTAGCGCAAGAAAAGGGGGCGTCGTGGGCGGCCTTTTCCGCAGATGCCGCCGCCTCCACAGGCCGAGTTGACTTGGTATACCTGGCTAAGCTAGCCACAGGACCTAGTATCAGCCCGATGGTACGGCAGGCTAGTAGCCGAGACTGCTGAATTACTTCTTCCGCAGCAGGTAGCGGTGTATCTCTTCTACCTGCTGGCGTATCTCCTTTATATCTTGCGCTCGTTCGTCTACGCGCACCTCTACTGCCTGCACTCTTGAGCCTAGCGTAAACATGGCGCTGCCCACCGCTACGGCTATGTTCACCGACACACCGAGCAAAACCAGTAGTATCTTTTTAGTCATAGGTACCGCCTACCGATTTCGAGTGTAGGATATATCTATTGTATTCGGGTGCTCGCCGTCTTGTACGATAGCACGCACGCCGAAAGCGAGCGTACCATCAGTGTTCACCGTACCGTAGGCGAACGACCCAGTGCTAGTGACTGTCAGGAAACGCTTAGTGTCCAACGGCCTGAATGCAGCGTCTACAGTGCAAACTACTGTACCAATTGCTATGGTACCGCTAGTGGATACAATCTCTCCCACCAGACGCACCGTGCCGTCCGCATACAGGTATTGCGTGAAAACTATGGCCCCCGAGGCCGCGGGGGCTGTCCACACTGACACAGCCTCCTTCCGGACTAGATTGGTGCCTTCCGTCAATCGCATCATAGCTTGGCTCCCGTAGCAAGCTCGGCGCATACTAATCGTATAGATAGGCCTCCCGAGGAGACGGTACCTGAGGCCCAAGTGTATCGCAGCCTGCCAACAGGCGCGTAGACTTGGATGCCTCCTAAATATTGCCCTCTACTGCCAGTGATACCACTCAAGTTAAGCATATCCAAATCAGGAGCTCTGTGCCAACGCTCGGTGTATACGTCCTGCACTTCAGCAGCGAGCGTTATTTTGCTGGCAATAGTTTGCCCTGAATCGGCTTCGACGAAAACTCCTATACCTGCTACTCCTTCAAGCAGCACGCCATCACCTCCAGTATCTGCGATGGCCGTGGCATATCCTACCGCACTGCGCGCCCCTACTCTTGTCCATGTAATAGTGGCCATGGTTCCCTCCTAGTACAGTGTTTGCCAGCCGTAAACGTCGCCTACGTTCTTAACGCATATCTTGGCTTGGTCAGCTACGCCAGCACCGCCGCCCACATAGGCGATCATGCCTCGAATTAGGGGGCCGTTGGTTGCGTCACAGGCGGGCATAGAGGAGGCTCCTACGCTTAATTGAATGTGCCCCTGATAACTTATTCGCGTAACATCAGTTTCTTGATTCACCGCAGCAGCGACCCACCCTGCAGTTCGGATTAACCTGGACCCAAACTTAAAGTCTGCTGAGGTCCCCGAATAGGAAGCGTCGCGATACCCCAGCATCCACAACGATTCCCCTGCAACAGCGTAGTACGCTCGGCCGTTGTAGCCCACGCAAAATTTGTTAGACCCGCCGGTCCCGTTTTGCGTGCAGAAGTTATAGCCCGATATTCGAGTGTTCTTGCCCCGTGCGATCACATCCGCAAAGTCAGCGCCCCCAGTTATCGGCCCAGTGCCCTGCAGTATTACCGATGTCACTGTGTCGTAGGGCTCGAATATATTGCTAGATACTGTGTTACTACCAGTAAATATAACGGTTTGTACAGACGCACCTAGGATATAGTTCACCCAAATACGGTTATAGTCACCCGTGTCGGCGATACCGTAAACCATTTTGCCGTCGTAACTTTGGATATAGTTGTTGCTCATGAAAATCTTAGTGGCCCCGGTCGAAATGCCTATACCGGAACCCACTGGACCCGAGGCCTGGTTTGGATTTATTATGGTGTTGTCTGTTATTGACACACCGTAACTGTTCCCTACGATACATCCGACAGATATACCGTATCCGTCAGAAGCTACGAGTGTATTGCCTGTTATGTTCAAGTTTCGGACGTAATCCGTGTATATAGCACTGCTGCCAACGGACGCGTACGAGAGATTATCCACTATCGCGCCTCCGTCAGCGTTGTTAAGCGTTATTGACACATAGTCATCCTCGAACGATACGTTGCCTTCGATAAGGATGTTTTTGATCGGTAGCGCGGGTATTGCCGCAGCTAGAAATAGCCCGCCCAACCCAACCTTTTTAGTCTTATTGTGAAGTATCCGTACATCTATCAACTGCCCCGTGTCGAAAGATGCAATTCCTACACCTTTGCGGCCTACGTTCTCCAGGTAGTTATTCTCTAAGAGTACGTCATGTACCTCAGTGTGAAATGTGACCACCGCTATAGCGTGATCCATTGATATGCCAGGGGATAGCATCCCGCAATTCACTAGCCGATTGTTTTTAACAGTGGGCCTGTTGTTGTCACCGAGCCATACGCAGCACTGCCCAGTGTCATGGATATAGTTGTTGTCTACAACGTTATCATAACCCTCCAGCAGAGCCACCCCACCCCAGCTACCCGAAGCTGGGTAGTTAACGTCCAGTGTTAAGCCCTTTATGGTCACGTGATGCACGTTGTAGCCTTGTAGCAACGCCCCCGGGTTGGGGTCGCTGACGTATATTATGTTAGCCCCTGCGCCTGCCTTTATCACTGCGGCGCCGCCCTGCGCACTATACGTAGAATACGACTTAACGTAAAGGGGGTCCATTATTATACAGTCCCCGCCATTCGGGAATTCCAACTCGTTGTTAGCCGCTGCGTTAATGGCAGCCTGTATTGACGCTGTGTCGTCAGTAACACCATCGCACTTAGCGCCAAACCACAGCGGGGTGAATTTCGGGGTCTTGTTGCTAACTACATTCAATGTACCCCCGCTCAGGTAAAATATTTGTAGCTTCCAGGGGCCGCTTATCGTTCCACTTATAGTTACGGTGCTACCCGCTCTGAGGTCTAGTGAACCATTCCCTGTGAAATTGATACTGTTGGCCGTAGTGGTGCCTGAGTCCAGGCGTACTTTGCACGATACGTTAAGCTCTATACCTAGATAGCCGGCTGCATAGGCCGCAGCTGCGAAAGCGTCTGCATCGTTAGTGCTCCCGTCACACTTTGCGCCCCAGTATTGAGGGTATATTTCACGCTGCTTTTTAGCTACAAAGCTTAGGGTACCCCCGTTCAAATAGAAAATCTGGTCCAACGGGGCGTGAAAAGTGGATATCGTTATTGAGGCCCCCGTTCGCACGTCCAAAGACCCTGACCCCTGGAAATCGATAGGTGCTGCCACCGAAGTAGCGCCTGAGTCCAGGCGTATTTTGCAGGTAACCACTAAACTGGCGCCCACCGCGTACGCAGCGTTCTTGGCCGCAGTGAAGGCAGTCACATCGTCACTTCCAGTGCACACATTTCCGAACCACTGAGGGTACACGACTGGCACCTTACTTCCGCTGAAAAGCGCGCTCCCCGAGCCCGTGAAAACGCGGGCCAGTGGCCCTGTGAACCCGCCCCCTACGGTAAACGTTTTGGTAGCCGCTATCTGCAACTGGGCGCCAGGATCTACCCAGAGGTGGCCAGTGAGAGATACGTTTGCTGTCAGTACATAGGTACCGGCCGACACGTATACTGCTGTTTTGGCTGCCACCGCGGTGAAGGCCGCAGTGTCGTCAGTTACACCGTCTCCTTTAGCTCCGTAGTCTCTAACGTCTGCTAGGACGCCTAGTCGCGAGGCCATGGAGCGAGCAGTAGTAGAGCCTTCGCTCAACACGGGCCATTGGCCTACGTCACTCACCACCTGTTTCCCACTGGCTACCTGCGCCTTGGCCGAAGTTACACTCGCTAGCGCAATCAGCACAACTAGTAGTACTCTTAGTATCATAGATTCCTCTTACGGAGTGTACGTCACACCGTCTAAACTTACCGTGGTTTGCCCCGTAGGGGTTATCACCGACAGCACCCCAGTGCCTGATAGCGTCCAGCTGGCGGCCACTGAAGGTATAGCGTTACAGGTGGCGGCTCCCCCCAGGTCCTTCAACGAGGTGAAAAACCCGCCTGGCATAGTGTATATGGCGTTAGTGGCACCAGCTGTACATCCACTTATGGTGCCTTGTAGATGCACCGTGCCGTTCACGTCTTTCCAATATCCAAAAGGTCGACCACTCAGGTACGGGTTGACAGTGCAGGTAGAGATAGCGGGTGTCACTAGGGCGGTATTTGCTAGGTCTGCCTTCACAATTGTGCCATCTACTATCAGTGCAGACGTGATCGTGCTATCAGCTATTTGTGCAGCAGTAACTGTCTTGTCTGCAATCTCGGTAGCGGTGACTGCTTTGGGCTCGATATACGCCGCTGTGATTTTGCTGATGGTAGTTGTGCCATCAGTTTTAACGATAAGGGGGGCATCGGCCACAGGTAGAGCCGTGGGGAACACCAGGGTGTAGCTCACTGATAGCGTAGGGGCTTGTAGCGTGATACCGTAGGCGCTGGCGCCACTCGCAGGGTCGAGCAGCTTGAACCCGTTCGGGGTCCAGCCCGATCTAGCCGCAGCTCCTGCTATTGATACCCGGAGGTCTCCTGTTCCAGCCCGCCACAGGCCCGATATCGGCTCGATCGAAAAGCTCAAAGCTGGCAGTGAAGCAGAACCAGCGGGTAACAGCAACGGCGAAAGCATGTATCCCTTGCCAGTGCGGCTTAAACTGTCGGTCATCTCGGTGGTCAGGTCAGCAAATATAGAGTTAACCGTCACACTGCTGATAAGTGTACCGTACACAAAAGGATAGGTGCCAGTAGCGCTGACTGTGTAGGTACCGCTACTGTTCCTCGCGGGCAGCGCTTTAAGCGGGTACAGGGATATGACTATTACCGACAGTACAGTAAAAAATCGTATCATTGTGCAGCTCCTGATCGGCGCCTACGCGCTAGTGTCGCGTTCAACAACGCCTGCATGTTTTCTGTAGAGCTTGGTAGTAGCATACCCGCTAAACTTTGAGTCTGCTCTGGTGTCAGCCCAGCGGCCAGTGGCGCCAGCAGCTGTTCACCTTTGTACGCCATGCTGGCCACTGTGGGGGCCATCCTGCGCCCGAGCATGCCCTGCCCCACTGCGCCTATTCCTGATAGCAGAACAGCGGGGCTTCGCGATAGCATGCCCTCTGCAATTTCTCCAGGGAGGGATGCATATTTCCTACGCGCTGCTCTGGCTGCCCCTTCCTCGGCTTCACTCAGTGCTTCGGCTAAGCGCGCGTAACGCCGCTTTAACGGAAGAAAAGCAGCTACCGCTTCGGGGGCTTTTGCTGACTGTCGGGCGATAGCGTCTTCTATGTCTTTTCGAACTAACGCCGCCATATCCTGTTTCACCTGCCCCGTAGTGGATAGGTTTTTGCTTAGTACATCATATGTCCGTTTCGCCTCGTCTTGCAGGTTTCGCTTTATCTGCTCCTCTTGCATGAGACCCAATTTTCGCGTTGCTTTAGGCGACTGCTCAGCCAGCTGTCTGAGCTCCTCTGACATCTCCCGGAGCATTCCTGGACGAGGGCTTAGCACCGAGTTTTGAGCGGCTACGTTAGCCAATCGATCGATTTTACGCGCCAGCAGAGCCGCATCACCGCCTGTTACACCTTTAGTCGCTAGAGCATCTAGTATACCGCCGTAGGCTGCGCCTGCCTCGTCTACAAGGTCCGTTAGCCTATTTTTTATCTTCCCCACAGTGTCGAGAGGCCGTATAGCTTTCGATTCAAGTGCTTCTCTAACGGCGCCCTCTGTGATCGGCTCTCTCGCACTCAAAGGCGTACCAATCCCGCTAAGCGCCTTTCTGCCCGCAGTGACAGCGGTTTCGCCTAGCCACGTTGCGACTGGCTTAGCGGCCGCAGTGGCCAGCGGTATGGCACCGCCTATCAAAGCACCCGTAGCTCCCCCGGTTAACGCATCTACCAGCTGGCCTCCTACGCCTTGCTCTTCCGAAACTCCCGCTCCGTAAGCAGCCCCCGTAGGCATAGCTGCCTTGGCCCCTGCTACGACTCGTTGTCCTAACGTAGCCCCTTGCGCCAAAGGGGTCGCAGCACCTCGAGAGGCTATCGTAGGCGCTAACGTGCCCACTGCTTCACTTAACTGATAGGCTATAGGACTGTCCGCTTTGGCGCTAGCATATTCGCGCCGATAGAAATCCCGAGCTCTTCGATACAGGTCGAGAAGGGTGGCGTTGGGGGGCACTTCGCCTAGCACGCGTTTGCGCTCTTCGGCCAAGCCTGGCAGCCCTATCAGTTTGGATACCGCACGCTTGGGTACGCCTAGCCCTGGTATCGCAGAGAGCAGGCCGCTAGGGAGCACTTCGCTAGCGGCTACTTCGGCGGCTTTGAGCTCGTCCGACCAGCCCAAGGTAGCACCCTGCTCAAGGCCCTTCACCGCTGTGTCGATTAGGCTATCCTTGGTGCCTTTTCCGACTGCTACTTGAGCCCTAGCCGCTGCTGCCTCGGTATCGCCTACGCGTATTGGTCGAAAGGCCATGGTTCACTCCAGTTTGCGATCGGTAGCGCTGTCGAATTCATTCGCGGGTATTCCGCCTATAACTTCCTCACCGCCTATCTTTCGCACCACTAGTATTTCCCCAGGTGCCAACTGGCTGCGATACGCTGAGTACGGATCTCGCTTGCGTTCGACTTCTTTGCGTATCAGGTTTCGAGTGCCTTCGGCGATCGGACGTAGATACCCCGCTGCACTCGCCCCAGCTTGCGCGATCGAAGTATCAATGTAGCGGTTGAGCCTGCGAATTTTGTCGCCAGCCACTACGTCGGTGTCGTAGGGCATTGGCACGTATTCCGGCCCTAGCGTTTTCCACTCGTCCTCGGTGATTGCTGCTCCCGACTCTTTGCGTAGCAAAGCAGCGATGGCGAGTCTAGCAGCTGCGAAATATCGCTGCCCCTCGGGCGTTGTGAATTCACGTGGAATGAAATACGTCGGCATTCCACGCTCGGTGCCAGAAGACCATGCTTCTAGCCTGCCTCGGGCGCCTTTGGGGCGATCTCGACTGAGGGTTGGCAGCACATCTATCAGTTTCACCGAGGCATCGTATGCTTTCGACTGCGCGTCATTGAGCTTCATTGGTGGCGGGGTAGGCCACTGCGCTGTCAGTTGCTCTACCTCGGCGAGCTCTGCTACAGGCCCTTTTGGTACTGCAGGCAGCATTGCGCTAGGCACAGCAGGCATGCCTGACGGTACCCCTGGAACCGTGAGCGGGCCCGCTGGTGCCGTAGGAACCATAAGTGGACCCGTCGGTGCAGTGGGTACCTGCAAAGGTCCTTGCGGAAATGGCTCGGGGGCTACGCCTGCGCCACCAGAGCTTAGGATACGAGATTCTCCAGTTCGTTTGTTGTAGCCTACAATCGCGCCCGTTACAGGGTCGGCAATGGCGGACCAATCTTCCCGTTCGCCCTTCTGAGTAGCCAAGAAGGCCTGCAAAGCGAGTTGCTTTTCCTTCAACCCCAGCTCTTTTCCTTGCAACCCGAGCTGCCCGAGTTGGTATCTCTGCTGCTGCTCGAGCTGCTTTTCTCGCTGGGCTAGCTCTCTTGCCTGCTGTGACTGCTGTTGACTTAGCGTTAGCTGGCGCAGCTGTACCTCAGGCAGCCTTTGAAGTGCCTGCCTAGCCTGTTCAGCCTCGGATTGCCCCAACTGAGCCAGGGCCTGCCCCGTAGGAAGCCGATTCCCCGTAAGTGTCGCCGCAAGGATGCCGGCTCCACTCAGTGCCTGTGCCCTGCGTAGCTGTTCACGCAAAGCTGCCAGGCTATCCATATCTAACGTGTAGCCGTTCACGCGGCCCCCGGGTAATAGCCTACTCCAGAGTAGGGCGAGGGTTCGTATTGCGCGGGCTCTTGCTGCTGTTGAGGCATCTGTTGCTGTCGGTATTTACGCATGGCCTCGGCCATAATTCGGGCAATCCCTTCGCGAGTGGCCTGGTCCGCCTCGATCAATTTCCGTTGGGCTCCTGTGATAGAGCCCTGTTGTATTTGCCCAAGAGTGCGATTTAGCGCCACCCCCAAATGTTCGAGTGGGGATGCGGCTACAAAGGTGCCTCCTGCATGCAGCCCCTGCGCACCTGGAGTACTTGCCAATGCTTGCGCACGGCGCATTTGCTCCATTAGCAGTGCCTGCCGTTCAGGATAAGCCCCGACCCCAGCCATTTTGCCTATCAGCTCGGGGCTTGCGAAACTTTCGGCTAAAAACCAGGGATCGTAAGGCATATCACACCGCCAGTAGTGGTATAGTGTTAGGCTCTAGCGCCGATACACCGCCAGCTCCAAGAGCAGTTGGGACCAAAGGCGCAGCAGAGGCCGCACCGCTTAGCTTGCTCTGCTTGAGCGCCTGATTAGCCCCGTACTGTTGCATCCCAGCCCCGTACTGGGAGCCCGCTGCCTGCAACAGTTCTGGGCCCTGTACGCCAGCGGCAGGTGCAAACCCCGGCATTTCCGTGAATGCCCGCAATTGGCCTAGTTCACTCAGCGGAACTTGTCTAGCCGCCAGATTTTGCTGAAACGTCAGCGCCTGTGCTTGATTTGCCGACTGTATGGCCTCGTTACGTGCCTGAGTATACGCGTTAGCGCGCTCTTGCTCCATACTTTGGGTGGCCCGCTTATAGGCTTCGGACTCGGGGCCTAGCCCCTGCGCTGCTAACTGCGAGGTCAGGGCCTCGGCACGCTGAGCCCACTGGGGGTCGAGTTTTGCGGCCTGCTCACCGTACACAGCCTCGATTGCCTGCTGGCGTACAGCCTCCCCACCCGGGATTTCGGCACCCGCTTGCTCGGATATGCGCTTCTGCAGGGCCTCAGAAGCCGTGCCCAATTCGCCACCGAGGGTCTGCTGCTGCGCCCACTCACCACCCGGGGTTTTGGACCATTGTATCGAGGCCCCCCACGGGTTGGTTTGCGATGGCCGATTGGCTCCTAGCTGTTCTTGCGCCAGTTCTCGGCGCAGTCGAGCTTCACGTTCAGCTACGGCCGTGAAATCAGGAGGTGCTGGCGCCGATTTCCCCCCACCTATTACTCCGCCCACGGTGACCTCCTAGATCCAACGACACTCTTCTGCGGTCATTTCGTACCATACTACGTCAACGCCATCTGCCCAATAGTTGCGGCCCCTGAAAACTTCTCGAAACCCTAGGTGTTTCACTAAACGCGTAGACCTATCGTTGCTAGATACAACCGTACACCCTACTATCTTCCTACCCGTTTGCCGAAAAGCTATACCGAAAGCCATTTTCAGCAGCGCACGTAGAGCCCCTGGCGCTTCCAGGGCAATGTGCACACAAACCAGGTTATCTGTCCAGCCATCGAATCCGACCATGCCCACTATGCGCTCGCCATCTACCGCGCAGATGGCCCTAAACTCAGGGCCAACAGCTATTTTGGCCTTGTTGGCTATCCACGAGTACTCGGGCTGCGAGGCTTGTCGGACAGTGTAACTCATTCCTGTGTTTCCCGTTCCAGCCGCTGCAATCGACTACGCTTTTGTAGCACTCCTTTGCGAGCCGAGAGCGACTCGGGTAGCAGCGAATGGAGCATGTCCGCTAAACTCCACGCCTTTGACTGCGTGTAGTCCTCTTTCTGCTCGGGGGCCTCGT